TCTTTGACCAATTTGCTTCTTACGATATCTTCTTCTTGAAACTCAACAGATGCAAACCCTTTCATTCTACTAAGAATCTGCATGAATGTCAAGACCCCTTTTCGATCTTCGTCACGCACCAAGTCGCTTTGTCTGAAATCACCGCAGAAGATGATACGGCTGTTATCACCAAGTCGAGTGATGATAGAATCGAGTTCGTGGAAGGTCAGATTCTGACACTCATCAACGATAACTGTTGTGTTACTCATTGTGATACCACGAACGAATGAAGTTGTAACGAAGTCGATCATACCACGACCCTTTAGAACTTCGTAGGCATCACCACGCCCGAATAACTCAGAACAGATATTCGAATATGGTGCTTCGTAAACTTTTGACTTTTCCTTTTGATTACCAGGTAGATAGCCCATATCTCTGGTTGGAACTACGGATCGGACGATTGTGACACTTCTTTGGTCACCATATCCTTCGAGAATGTCTGACAGCGCAAGGTAGAGCGATATGAATGTTTTTCCTGTACCCGCTAAACCGTGTAAGAGAAGATTGTATCCATCATCGAAGTCTAAGAAAACCTTATCTTGGTTTTGTGTCTTCGCCTGGATATTTCGGATCTTCAGTGAACTATTCTTCGCTTGCTGCTGCTCTTTTCGAAGTTGTCTCCTTTGTCGCTTTGTTAATGTTTTGTTATTAAACGAAGTAACATTGTCGTTTTGATAGTCGTCGTAACCGAGTTGCAGGGACATTGATTGTTCCTTTTTTTATGAGGGTTAAATTGAAATCACCCTTTCGCCGCTCTTGACTTCCTCCATTTTTCGACTGCTTGTCTTGTCTTTACCTCCTTTGTTGACTGTTTGGAACCCATAGAGGCTGCGAGTTCGCTGCCAGGATGTGCTTCTGCGGTCTTCTGCATAACTTCACCCCATCCAGCGTCATTACGAATTCCGCCTACCCCTGAAACGATATTCAGAGAGCGGAGAACTGGTTGTACTTTTGGATTAGCTTCGAGGTACTTTTCTTTTTCTGAGAATGACATAAAGTCATCCCATTCCATGCCTGTTTCAGTGTGATAGAATGTATACTCTGGCATAAGTCCTCCTTGACTTTATTTATCATTATGATATATTAAGAGTGCCCGTAAAACCATTGGCCATTCCACAATCCAAGTTATGACCTGCTCAATAATTTCCATAAACGTTATTTTATCTGTATACTCTGAATTGCCAAGATTTATGGCAAACAATACAAGAAAGCAGTGACAGACGGCGAATATCGTGCCTATAGCCATATAGAGATATAGACACGAAACAAAAAATTCAAATAATTCAAGCATTATTAAGTATACTCGATAATTCTTGATATGTCAACCCACCAACATCACGTTTACACATGAATTGCCAAATAGTAACATCACCATCCATCTGTGGATAGCAGAAGATAAAATCAATGTCCCAATTCTTATCGATAAACCAGTTGAGGTAGTTCATGCGACGTGCCTGATCTTCAAACGATGCTCGTGTTGTGGGACCATAGTTAGGGGTTCCATCGTACATGTTAGACGTTCCAATGTCTTCTCTAGCAACGATGAAATCAAATCCAATCATCACCAGTTGTTCATGTCCATGGCGGATTGCTTCAGTCATAGCATTCATACCCGCATTAGAGCGTGGTGTCCGTGTACCAACTGGTGCACCGTAGAGTTCTACTGGTTCGTATTTTTCTTCTTCAGGAGGTTCGATAAACTGGTCGATTGGAAATTCTTTCTGATTACGAATTTCAGCAATCATCCCGTCATCAATAGACACCAACCAATTAGGATGGAAGTCTCTGTATAAAGCATTACACCCGTAAGTCGTACCATGGGATGCCAGAGTTGTAAGGTCAAATTTTGCACGGCTTTCTCCATTGCCAATGATAAAGGCAGTCTTCTTAGTTAGATCGATCATCAATGTAATCCCTATTTTCAATCAAATCAGCGTTGAGATCTTCTTTCTTACGCCGACTTTCACGAAGTTTTTTAAACTTCTTTGCTTTACGGTTATCAGACTCTTGATAATCGTAATCATCATCATCCCATTTTGAAGAGGGGTTTTTAAAAGTTTTACCCATTTTACCAGCCTACGGTGTCCTTTGGAAATGCTTCTAGTACAGTCTTCTTAGTCAAACCCTTGTATGGCGACTTCTTATCTTTCATCGCAATGATAAGTTTAGCATCATCAGGGTCCAGTGATTCGAGAAACTCAATAAACAATGTTTCTCGCTTGATAGGTTTCATCTGTGGATACTCACCCATCATAAAGATTTTGATCCGCCGAAACTCAGAAAACAACACATGCTGCAAATCTGTCTCTTTTGCTTGTGCCTTGTATGGCGGCGCTCCTTCAGGTAAGTCCCAAGCAATGTTTTCTTTAAAAATATATTTAAGCATCGTGAAGAAATGCGGTTGCTGCCTTGCTTCTTGTAGTGCAGCAATCTTGTCTTTCTTTGCTCGTTTCTTAGCAGCCTGCTCAAAAAGTTCTGCCATTCCGATTCTCATTTAAAACTCCTGGATATCACTCATAAGGTTTCTGAGTTTGTTTTTAATAAAATAATTCAGCAACAATGAACGATCCTTGCGCTCATAATTGTTATACTTATATATGACTTCTTGTCGAATGTCATCTGGTACTCGTGTCAAATCAATCAACTGAATGTTGCGGAGATAGTTACGCTTTACCTCACCATCAAATGGTGTGATACCACGCTTCATCTCATCAATCATCGAAGCCACTTTTTTCTTCTGTAGTGGTTTCTGTCGCAATCCATTCACGAATACGTCATCACGAGACAAGATGTTAGGGACACCATCGCCACTGTCACCACGAATAACATGCTCAAACAAATACTCCATAGGGTCATCGACCTTAATCATCTTCTTAGTAATAGGCGAGTATTGCGAAACATTCTTATATCGTTGCAACTGAGCAAAGTCCTTGTCGCCCGAAACAATCATAATCTTCTCGCCGTTGTTGCCATAGCGTTCAACCATGGTAGCAATCAAATCATCTGCCTCTGCACTCTCAACCTGTAGTACGACGTAAGGAAAGTTTTCTTTGACCTCTTCCTTAATCATACTCAACGTATTGAAAATCATATTCCAGTCAAGCGACGATGCTTCACGGGACTTTTTCCGATTGGCTTTGTAGTATGGAAACATTTGCTTCCGCCAATAGTTTTTATCATCACAACAGATAACCAGTTCGCCATAATTAGAGAAGCGACTTTTAAAGTTACGGATGGAATTTAAGACCATGTGTCGAACCAAATCTTCACCAAAGTCTTTGTTTCCACTCGCAAGAATGCCAGACAAGCACACCTGCGAAAAATCAAGTAAAATCATAATTCACCTTATAGGTTAAAATTCTTCGTCATCAAATAAATCTTCATCTTCATCTTCCATAATAACCAAATCACCCTTCTCTGTCAAGTCTTTTAATTTCTCTCGGTTATCTTCAAGTGCTTGATAGAGTGGGTGATCAACATTGACTGAGTTATACAGAAGGGCTCTTAGCATTTCACCGACTAAAACAAAGTCCTGAAAGAATGCTTTGTCGTCAATAGGGAATCCTTGCAAGAAAAGTTTAGATCCCATGTTGCTGAACATAGAGTTGACGACCTCATCCACTAGCATCATTCGGTGGATAGAAATGGATTTGACCAATTCTTCTTCGTTGGTAGGCAGAAGAGAGTGACCATCAACCATCCTGTCTTTAGGAAATTGTATTACATTGTCGTTAGACATATTGATCCCTTTGGGGTTGTGTATGCTTGTATTTATAGATTATCTTCTTCAAACATCTCTTTGGTATACTCACCACAATCGGGATAGATAACACCAATCCTACGTTTGATAAACCCTTCATTGTCATACGTCGATGCAACTGAACGATACTTAACACGATGCTCTTGATTTTCACCATAGAATAGATCTAACCAGATACCAGTACGCAAATAGCGTTCCATATTATGGACATAGGTATCTAGTACACCAACCCGACCCAATGCTTTCTTATCGACCTTGGCATCCTTTCTAGCGGCAGCCAGTGCTTCTTTGTTAGTCTTCAACCACTTCTTCACCTTTGCTGGTGAAATAGCATGGTCGTCTTTTAGATCACGAATATCCTTATGCAGACTGAGATTTTTAGACTCACCCTTTGCTGCTCGTGCTTTAGCAAGACGTTCTGCTGCTGCGGCACGTTGTTCCTTTGACATGGGTTTACGTCGCTTACGAGTTTTAGCGACTGGTGTTTTCGGTGCTTTAGCCATATTCATACCTCATAGGTTTTTTCATCATTGTTGTATTCTAATTCATTTAAGGTCGTTTGTCAATAGCGTTTTTTATAAATAATAGAAAAAGGAGGGTTGAATGAGTACCGTAATCAAAGCATTACTAATGATATTTATTTTTGCAGCAGTTATGGGATATGCCTGTAGCGTATATGCTCAAACAAATACGGTCACCTCAACGGTCACAGGCACTAACACTGTTAGTTCTTCAAATACGGTCGACAAAGCACCACCAACTGCGTCTGCTCCTGGTGTTGTTATCAATAACAGTGATGTTTGCAAGCAAGGTCTATCTGGTGCTGTACAAACAGGTGTTATTGGTGTAGCAACTGGTATTACAATCACCGATGAGAACTGTGAGCGAATCAAACTCGCTCGTAGTTTGTTTGGTATGGGTATGAAGGTCGCTGCTGTGTCTACACTCTGTCAAGATG